AGAATTTCCCAGAGCGTTTTTACGAAAATCCGTAAGTTGAACCATTTTAAAGATGCGTTCTTCCGCATTACGAATAAAAATAGGCAGGTTATTGACGAAAGTTGTTTCGTCATTTTCTGCGTAATCCTGTATCGCTTGCTTTAGCTCACCGTATGTAAAACTCATGTTGTTGTCACCGATACAGTTCCCACCGAACCCCCAAGGGCCGTGGTAATTTCTATTTCAGAGGGCATTTGCACCGGGGCCGCCGAATAAATGCTGTTGGTGGTCTTTACCAAAAAAGCACTGGTGGGGTTGTCTGAATCAGGCCTTGGGTTTAAAAGAGCTTGAGGACCAACGCCTATTTTTGTCGGCTGTAACTGAGGCTGTTTAGCCTCATATTCGTCCGGACCCACCAACAAGCCGTTCCATTCTTTCCGCATTTCGTTAAGTTTGTAACGAAAACCGGATCGGTCAGAAATACCGAGAGCAAACCTACCTGTAGCAAAGCGGGCCATTAAAGAAGCCTTGAATAAGCCATGGACGGCTGTATGTTGAACGAAGTTCTGTCCCTGTCCTCAGATGCGGCTCTCTCAAACTCTTCCTCATATACGGCCTTGAGAAGTTGTACGCGATCTGGCGCTCGTTTTATAGCTAAGTAATAAGCAAGGCCTGCCGCCAAACACGGATAAAACCTAAACGGAATGTCCATGGTGTTTGTAAAAGTATCTGCGTCGTCCATTCTCACTAGCTTGTCAATAATGACAACGTCTGTGCTGTTTTCTGGCACGGGCCAAAGTTTTAGCGTCGGGTCGATTTGACGGTCTACAAAAAATTGTGCCGGTCGAGACTGCGTCGTTTTTGTGGGGATATTGATGTAATCCCCGCGACTGATGCGTTGCAGGGTATAGTCCGTGTTGTCCCTACGAACAATTGCGTCTAAAACGTCAATAGTAGAGGCGCCTAGAGCATAATTACCGGTTCCTTTCGTCAGGGTTACCGTAGATTGCTCAATGGTCCATTGGTTTAACCCTCGGTTAGCCCAATCACCCAGCATCAAGTTCAACGACCGTTTGGCCGTTTTAAGGTCATAGCCAGTACGGACTTCTAGCCCGCACCGCTCAAAAGCCTCTTCAACGTAATCGCTTACATCTAGCTCAAAATTTGTTGAACCTGATACGGTCATTATTTATAACCTCGGACCCGTGGCTTTGGAGGAGACTTCATAGCCTCCTCTTTGTGGGCATTTACACCGCCGCCCGCACTAAAAAACCCCATCTTATTGCGAACTTTAGTGGGCAACTTAGACAACCCTTTGTTTGCTTTTGGGACGGCTTTTAGGTCTTTTTTCATGCTTAAAGCGCCTTTTTTGAACTACTGCGGACGCGAGACTTTGTGACTCCGCCACCTTTCTTCATAGGAGCCGCTTTGGGCTTGGCCATCATACCGCCGCCACGCATTTTTTTAACGGCACCACCGTCTTTCTTGCGAAGTGGTAAATCTTTTAGTTTTTGGGCACTGCGGGTTGTTTTTGGCGCAGGTACAAAATCGGGTGCTTTCGTTGGTAATGCCCCGCCGTCTTTCTTTACAAAACCCCCACCGGGATTGCGTAATAGGTTGTCGCCTCTAGGTATGATTTTTGCGGTTGTTTTTTTCTTTGCCGCACCGCCTTTTTTCATGGGAGCCGCTTTGGGTTTGGCCGCCATACCGCCGCCACGCATTTTCTTGGGCATTTTTCGATTAGTTCCCGGCATCACACAACCTCCTGTATGTTTCCTGTCGTTCGTCCCAAAGATGTGCCATCTCAGGATCGTTTAAATAATTCTTATAATACCCTTTTTCTCTCAGCATTTCTGCCGATTTTTCCAACTTAGACAACCGTTGAATAAAGGTTATTGCATATACATCATCTACCACTGGCTCAAAAGGCACGTCAAACGCTTCTTCTTGATCGTCGTCTGGATGAAAACCCATGACCCACAAGTCTTTTTGAATGAAAAATCCCATGGAAATAGCATGGTTGATTGAAGCAATGTAGTCGTGAAAAGCTTGTGGATCTTGCTCATACTGAAACTCCACGTAACACACCAAATCCCATGTGTCATCATACTGAGAAATAGCAGAATACAAGCCTTGGCGTTTGGCGGAATAACTAAAAGAAAAACCTACTTTGTCGTTAGTCCACGCAGTTTGAGCATAGGGGCAAGCAGGAAGGTCGTTAAAAAAAGGGTGCGCGGTTTCTAGGGCTTCTTTAGACCAAGCCCTGATTTCCTCCATAACGCCTTTTTCTAAGTCTATCATTAGGCATACCTAGTGCGTTTTCTTCTATTGGACATAACCGCACCACATCCTTTGTGGTTTTTGCGTATTTCACCGCCTGTGGCGGCCATTTTTACCTTGGCCGCTTTAGTGTTTGAAACGACTTGCTTGCCTTTAGAGCCTTCGCTCTTTTTTTTACGAGCCGTGGCTTTGCGCTCCGATTGAGACAAACTTTCTGCTTTAGAGCGAGGTAAACAACGATCAGGGTTCTTTTTGTTTTTTGAGGTGCCGCACTCGCCCGCGATGTTTCCACTACTGTCGATGCGAACCCATTCTTGATCGCGCCATTTGGCTAACTCACCCATTAAGCTTTGCCTTTAGATTTCTTGGCGTAATTGGGGTCTTTGCAATATTTGCTGGCGGCCATGTTGGCATATGCCGACGGGTATGTGTCAAAAGTGCGCTTTGCCCACGCTTTACCCGCAGGACAAATCTTACTTCCTTTGCTTTTACTAGACGCTTCGCCGCCTTTACGCATATAAGTGACGGTCACTTTGCCTTGTTTAGGCCCTGTTTTTACCCTAGATCCACAACTGCCCATGTTAACTCCAAAGTTTTGCCGCAAACGGAGATACAATGATTAAAACGGCTAAACCCCAAATTTTTAGGTCTAGCTTGGTTAAAGAATCTGAATTCTTGGATATTAATTCTTTTTGGTCGGCTAAACGCTCTTCAATCCGCCTGTATCGCAAATTGCATTCCGCCTCATGCTTTTCAAGCCTAGATAAAACTTCTTCTACTCTCATGTCTACCACGCTTTACAAGACCAATACCTAGCAGAAAACTTGTCTTTAGCGGTATCGCAATTATGACGCGCCCTAAAGTTGCTTCTGCGAGCAGGTTGCGCTTTCTTGATAGACATATTGGGATCGCCAAAACGAACAAGCTTTACTTCTGTCCCTTTCTTGGCTAAAACCGCACTTTTTTTCGACTTTCCCGGCGTTTTCTTGGGTTTGTTATACCCCGAAAACGTTTCACCACGATATTCCAACCGACCGGAAGGTAATCGTTTTACATTTTTGGTGGTAGCCATTAGTTATAAAAAACCGTGACATTTGTAATATTAGTCAATACCACATAACACCCGTCTGGAAAAATCATACCTTCATCGGGTAAATAAACGTTGTCGTCGGTATTGTTTGCAAAAGCCATGGTTAAAAAAGTATCTCCACTAGCGTCCTTGTTTTTAAGAACAAGGGTTGGAGAGCTTCCACACATGTAGTGAATTGCTTTAATTCTAGCTCTTCCGGCAAAAACAGTGCCAGAAGAAGTCAAATACGTTGCTTTTACCTCGGAAGCCATATCTTTTTACCTTAGCTAAAAAACACCGTGATGGCAGTAATATTAGTAAGTACCGAGACATAAATGTCAGATACTCTTATCCCTTCGTCGGGGATGTTGACCGAGTGCGTTTCGCTGGCGGAAAAATCTAAATCCAACACTGTACTGCCCCCGTTACCATCGGTAACCGTAAGGCGGGGAGTGCCCGAAGCAGAAAGAACCTGAATCTGGCGAATACGAGCAGGCCCTACCGAAGCAGAGCCTGTCCCGGTCAGACGTTTTGATTTTACGTCTGAATTAGCCATACATTAACTCCCCTTACGCGAGGTTAATGTTTTGTTGATACAGAATTGTTACCCGAATCTCACCCGCATCTGTAGCGCCAGTAGTTGTCCAAGTAAGCTTCTTATCAGCAGTACCTGTGTCGGCCCACGCCAATGCGCCGCCAGCCTCTGTAGTCGGGTATTTACGACCTGCGCCAGAAGCAACGGTAATTGAGAAGGAGTTAATGAACGTGGCATTACCGCCAACTGTGTCGCCCACGCTTAATACCGCAGTGGCGTTGCCCATAGCCGTAGGGCAGTCAATCACGCAGTCAATAATCTGGGAGTTAGCCGGGATGACAACAGTAGTGTTGTTAGCCGCAGATGCACCGCCCGCCAAGTCCGTTCCTGTTGAAAAGGTTTGCGCCATGACAACTTGGCCGGTGTTCTTTACGTTAGAACCCAACGTGGTGCCCGTGGTGTTTTTGATGGTTCCAGCTTTAATAGGGCCAGAAAAAGTAGTAGTCGCCATGAAGATCTCCTGTCGTGGCTAGTGTCATCCGCACCATGCGGATGTCAGGACATGCTTATTGTATACGCAAAAAGAAAGGGCGGCAAATGCCGCCCTTGTAAGATCCGAAGATCTATTAGGCACCGGGGGTGCCGAAGACACAACGCCAATCGGAAACACCGAAACTGTATCGCTCACGCGCTTTGAAACGCATGTTGCCAGTATCGAAGTCGCCTTCCATTGCAGTCTTGATGGGGCTTCGGTTAAACATCTTGAAGCCGTTAGGTGCATCAGTCTTAATGAAAAACGCATCCGTATCGGTCAAGAAATGGTTAACTACCGCGCCATCAGGGATCATACCCATAGACTTGGTGGCGTTAAGGTCGTTGTCAGCCGTACCCGGACGGAGGTTGGAGTTAATAACTCGCTCTGCGATGAATTGCAGTTCCTTCGGGATAATCAGCTTCATGCCACGTACAGCAATCTTTAAACCACGCTCGTCGGTAAGACCAGCGATATCGATCAGCATCTGCTCAAGAGAAGTCTCGTTAAGATCTGCCGCAGTGGTTAAAAGATTTCGTTGGTTACCCGAAAGAGACGGGTGTGCGGCGGAACAAAGTGCCGCTCCATCACCAACAGGCGCACCAGTGTTAAAGGCGTTGTTCAGAATTGAAGCGGCCTTTATTTGCTTGGTTTGTGACATGGACCGTGCCAAAGCACGGGTATAACGAGAAGCAAGGCGGTCATACAGATTATCTTCGATTGCTTCCTCAGTAATTGAGAATGCAAGCGCGATAGTTTCGTGAGTATAACGTGCAGTAAATGTTTCCTGCGCGTCATCAAACGAAATAGAACCACCTTCTGACTTAACCGGTGCAGTACCGAAGCCAGATAGCATTACTTCTTCTTCAAAGGCACGATCTGAAGATTCTTCGTCGAAGATTTCAGCGTGTTCCTGTTCGTAGCGATCAAACTCAAGTCCAAAAAGAGCGTTAAGCCCCGGCTCAAGTTCCTTCGCCAACTGTGCGCGAGAAATAGCCATTACTTAATCTCCTTTAGATTCCAGTTGAGTCAGCCGTCGTTTGAGAAGCAAACGAACGGGTGCCAGCATTAAAATGAGCATTCAACCTAACTAGCAGGTGCGCTCCCGCAGACGCATAATCGTTATTTGCGTCGTCATCAACCAAGCCTACGATACGCAAAGGTAACGTTGCCGTGGTGGCGATAGTGCTTACGCCTAGCTGAGAATTCGACTTACCTGTATCGGTAGAACCGGTACGAGCAGAAGTTCCCAAACTAGCATTAGCAAAAACAGCCGCCAAAGCAGTAGCTCGGTTGGTGAGGGTTGCATCCGCCGCTACGACGAACAGTTGATTGGGGTTATCAGCTACAAGAGCTTTTACCGGGTAGTTAGTGTCTACAGACACGCTTCCTGATCCGGGCCAGTAGTTGAGCCATACAGGCTTCTTCTGAGTAGCATCTTGGTATTGAACCCCGACAAGAACACCAAGGGCTTGCGTAGTGCCGCCATTAGTTGCTCCAGCTTGGTCAATTACGCCTGCGGCTAAAGGAACCACAATTGAACCATTAAAAATGGCATTTGTGTTGTTACTGGCAATTTCATACTCAGTAACACCGGTGCTGTTAACACCGCTTCCTACAAGCCCAACAGGACGAAGACCGAAGGCAGTTTCTTGATTTGCCATTACTTAGTTCTCCATTCTGTGCGGCCCTATTTTTTGGGGCCGCCGAAAGTTACACGACTCTGACGCTCGGCTTTGCCGATTGTCATCGTTGGATGAGCGTTTTCTCGCAACATATCGCTTTCGACAGCTTCCATTTGATCCGCGTTTCGTTCAGAAAAGTACTGAGCGCGTTCTTGGACTGTTTCAAGCGGAATACGTGCGAGCATCAATCCACCGACGCCAAACACACCTTCATATTTACCTGAATCAATTACCGGAGACTCAAAATCTGGATATTCGTCCTGACGAACAAGCTCGTAGCCTTCTCGCAGTCTTGCCGAAATGTTTTTGGCGTCATCAAAACCCCTTACTTCGGCGCGTATCCAACGATGTTTGTAGCCTTCTGGTGCAGGCGGTGCATCTAACATAGATGGGGGAGCCCAAGGCTTACGCCTTCCCTGTTTCTCCCTTGACGCTGTTTCACGTGAGGAGCGCGTAATGCCCTCAAAGCCTTTCTTCTCTTCGGACATATCGTTACTCCTTAACGTATTTCGCGTATTCTTCAAGCGGCACTCCCAATTTTTTAGCAATTGCTACTTGGGTCTGAGAGAGTTTGACCCTTTTACTACTGCGCCCAGATGCTGTGGAGCGTGACACCCCAGCCACGTTCTGAGCGGGCTTGCGACTAGGTGATTGCTCTTCTCCAAATTTATGCGGAAACTCCCGCTTAATTCTAGAGTCAAGCTCATTATAATAGTCATTGCTCTGAGGATCAAATCCTTCGTCCTCAATAAGTTTTTTATGAATTCCAAAAGCGGCGAAGGTCATTGCCTCATCGTTCCCGAACCAAGAGTTTTTCTCTGCCCATTGTTCTGCTTTGGGGTCGGGGCGTTGAGGCTGTGCAGGAGCGGCCTGCGGGGCAGGTTGTGCCATAGGCTGTTGTGGCTGATTAGCCCTAGCTTCTGCTTGTCGTTGCGCTTTGGCGTACCCGTCTGCCGCAATAGTAAGAT